AGCACCTGCTCCAAAGGCAGAAGCTAGCGCACCCGCAGGCGGTGATTCACGTGCCCAAGACATCTTGGCAATGATTCGCAATCGTCAGAAGTAATAAGGCAACGGGGGCTAGTCCCCCGTTAATCATTTAGGAGAATTAACTTATGGCTACAAAAGCCTTCGATTTATCGAAATTTAGAAAAACATTAACTAAGTCGATTGACGGTCTAGGTGTTGGATTTAACGATCCAACAGATTGGATCAGTACAGGCAATTACACGCTGAACTATCTGATCAGCGGTGACTTCCACAAAGGTATTCCTTTAGGTAAAGTTACTGTGTTTGCTGGAGAGTCTGGCGCAGGTAAAAGTTTTATCTGCTCGGGTAATCTAGTACGCAACGCACAAGCACAAGGCATTTATGTTATCTTAATTGATACAGAAAATGCTCTAGACGAGACATGGCTACACGCACTTGGCGTGGATACCAGCGAAGAAAAACTTCTTAAACTCAACATGGCAATGATCGACGATGTGGCTAAAACCATTCACGAGTTCATGAAAGAGTACAAAGAAATGGCAGAACGTCCTAAGGTCCTATTTGTCATAGACTCATTGGGTATGTTGCTTACCCCTACCGACATTAATCAGTTCCAAGCTGGTGATATGAAAGGAGACATGGGCCGTAAACCTAAAGCACTTACATCACTTGTTCGTAACTGTGTAAACATGTTTGGTAGTTATAACGTGGGTATGGTTTGTACAAATCACACTTACGCAAGCCAAGACATGTTCGATCCAGACGACAAGATCAGTGGCGGACAAGGCTTCGTCTATGCGTCTAGTATCGTTGTTGCTATGAAAAAACTCAAACTCAAAGAGGATGAGGATGGCAATAAAGTATCAGATGTAATGGGTATTCGTGCTAGTTGTAAAATCATGAAGACTCGTTATAGCAAACCTTTTGAAACTGTGCAAATTAAAATTCCGTATGAAACAGGTATGAATCCTTATTCAGGTATGGTTGATATGTGCGAAAAGGCTGGATTGTTAAAACAAGAAGGCAACAGGCTCAAGTGGGTTGACCCGGACACAGGTGAGGAATTCAAATTCTACCGAAAAGAATGGAAAGATGATAAATTAGATATGATAATGGCAAAATTCCATATCAAACCCTTAACAGCAACTACCATTCCTGAGGAGACAGAAGAAAATGTTGAATGAAACACAAATTGGTGATATCTGGTTGCTATTCGCAGACTATATTGATAAAAAACAATTAGAGCTAGTAGCAGAACGATATGTAGATTTGCTTGCAGACCACGGTGTTAGTGATAGAGTCTTGGGCGCCGCAACTGGCATTGATGGCACTCTAGATTCTGCTATTGAGTATTATCTTGATGAGCCAGATGACGAAGATGACGACACTGATTATAAAGAAGTGGAGTTTTAATGGGGTGGTATTCTGATGTTGCTAGAGATATTTCAAATATTCCTGATGCTGCCGCATATTTTGAGGCTGAGTTACTTGAAGCTAAAAAAGAATGTCGTGTAACAGGTAATATTGAAAAGGCCGCGGCAGCTATGCCGGGCGTGGTCGAAGAACGATTTGCACAACTTCAAGAAATTGAAGCGATCTTAGAATACCTTAACATTGAACTACGTCGACTAAAAAGTAGTTTTTTTAGAAAATATCTTGAAAACTATCAACGTGCTCTTAGCAGTCGCGATGTTGAAAAATATGTTGAAGGTGAGGCAGACGTTGTTGATATGGAAAAAATTATCAACGAATTTGCCCTACTTCGCAACAAATGGCTCGGCATTACAAAAGCAATGGACCAAAAGCAATGGATGCTAACCAACATTGTTAAACTGCGTGTTGCAGGAATGGAAGACGCAACAATTTAATCAATACGCCCAAACGGTACACAATAGGCCTTAAATAATATTAAGGCCTATTTCTTTTCTAAAAGGTTGACCTTTAAAAAATGTTAGCGTATACTTATTGATATGACCACACTAGACAACTTACTAACTATAATTACCTCTCAGCATAGTGAGTACGCAAAGAGTATCTTAAACAAAAAAGATTTTGATATACTTAACAGTCTGACATCTTCAGTATCTGGACCTGGATTTATAACTGAGAATCAAGGCAAACTATTAACTAAAATCCTTCAAGAAAATCGAAAAAAATTAGAAAATTTAACTGAAGAAATTACAGACGCATTGACTAGTAATAGATGGTCAAGACCATTCAGACGGGTAGAACAGATAAAGAAATTATATATCGGGCATAACGACCACGGCGATCTTGCGTTGGTCATTGAATTTAGTTTTTCGTCACAGATTCGAAAAATTATCCATGAGTTTACATCCAAACTAGAAAACTTTCAAATAGTAAAGTCTAGTAAAAAAGGCACCGCTACCCTAAACGAAAAGAATATAGTGAAGATGGTAGACGCCTTAACCCCATTGAACTTTGATATCCATGAAACTATAAAAACTCACTACGAAATCATAAAATCATGGACAAGACCTGTTTACGAAAACCAATTTTTATTAACTACAATAGTCAACCCAAACTTTCAAAGACACATCACTGAAGACCTAGGCATAGAGACTGCCATCGATCAAAACATTATAAACGACCGTAGCTTACGCTATCAGTATTTCTTAGAAAATCCAAAAAATCACGGTGAAAACCTAGTTGAGTGCATAGCCAACAGGTCTAAGTCTAGAGTATGGATTGATAGAAAACAACATGATTTAACTGCTGTAATTTCAGCACTTATAGATTTAAAAAGATTACCGATGATGGTAGTATTTGAAAACGGTAGTGACGACCATGTACTAGCACACCTACAAAATCTATCAAATTCTTTGGAAAAAAATGGTATTTTTGAAAGAGTTGGAATTTATTTTCGTCAGGAAAATAATGAAGTCGGTTCACAGTTTAACAAACTAATTAGTGAAAAACAATATAATTACAAACTAGACGACACTACACAGGTAGTAGCAGTACAAAGTGGAAAACTACCAAAGTTTTTTTTAAAAACAGCATGGCGACCTATGAGCATCATTGCCCTAAACACCAAAATGGGTATGCGACATGGTAAAATTAGTGTATACTCTAATTGCTGTGATTGCATTATTGAATGGGACGACGAGCCAGTTCTGCATAACATTTTGAGGACTGAAATTGCATGGCAGTAAGATTGATTATCAAAGATGAAGTTAATATAAAGTTTGAAAACTTACCATTAGATGCTCGTAAGAAGCTAGCCAACACCTTTAAATATGAGATTCCTTATGCTAGATATCATCCAGCTTTTAAACTAGGGCGTTGGGATGGAATGGTTAGTTTGTTCGGGTTAGGTGGTAACGGATACCTAAGCCAGCTAGAAACTATCTTAGGAATTCTAGCAAAACTGGGAATTGAAATTGAAGAAGTTGACGACTTGCGTACAACTCCACAAATTAAATTTACTCCTGTAACAGAAACATATTGGGCCGATCAAGGTAAGGTATGGCCCAAGGGTCATCAGCAAGAAGGCCAACCAATCATGTTGCGTGACTATCAAGTAGATGCAATTAATAGATTCCTTGAAGCTCCGCAAGCACTACAAGAAATAGCAACTGGTGCTGGAAAAACAATTACCACAGCAACTTTATCACAACTGTGTGAAGGATTAGGACGCACAATTACCATTGTTCCAAACAAGAGTCTTGTTGAACAAACTGAAGAAGATTTTATCGCAGTTGGACTAGACGTAGGAGTTTATTATGGCGATCGGAAGGACCTTAATAAGACGCATACGATTTGCACGTGGCAGAGCCTTAATATATTGGATAAGAAATCGAAGAATCACGAACATGCTATAGTGACACTAGCAGAGTTTCTTGATGGTGTTAAGACTGTTATTGTTGACGAAGTACATATGGCCAAGGCAGAAGTATTGAAAAATTTACTTACACAAAACTTATGTAATGCTCCGATTCGCTGGGGGCTAACAGGAACAATACCTAAAGAAAAGTTTGAAAGC